ATCGGTAAAAGTCGGCGGAGTATCAAGGAACTTTTCAAACGTTTCCGAAAATACAGACCGAGGAAGCCTTATCGGGCAATACAATAAATTGGATTCCCGAAGATGAAGCGAATGATTATGCTGTTACGGAAACCGCACGTATTACTCAGAACGGTACATATCATCCGTCATCGGGGAAGTGCGGTTTTAATGAGGTTGTGGTCAATGTGTCGGGAGGTGGCGGCGGTGGAACTCTTATTGAAAAGACCATCACCGCGAATGGTGATTATTATGCTGTTGATGACAATGCAGATGGTTATAGCAAGGTGTCAGTTAATATTGTTACACCTATAAATTACAAAACACAAGCCGAGTACGATGCTTTAACACTTGAACAAAAAATCGCCCTTGGATTTATTATCATTCGAAATAACGAAAATCAGTTATCGGGCGTATGGTATGATTTTACTCATGTAGGCAACTCGTTATTGCCTAACTCAAACCCTATAGACATTATAGTATATAGCGAAGCGTCATCGTTTAACGGCGTTGACCCGTGGGGAACAGGCGAATATAAAGTCCATTACTCAGATAAAGTTGTATTTGATACAGCATCCGCATCCGTCAATATCAAAAATTGGAGTACGAGTGCGCCAAAAGCTGAGGGTGTTATTGATTTACAAGATGCGTATGGCGCTCATCCAGACGACTTTACTGTTTATGGCGTTTGCGCGTGTGACAAATCAACTACAACGTTTGGTTATATATGTTCAATCTACGGCGAATATACTTTTCATTCTTGCCCTGTAGTTGCTTGTGACGGTAGGGGTGATGTCTACCGCTTACAATGTGGAGCTTATGCCGATGATAGGGACACGCCATACACAGATATGCAAGGTGTATTTTTTGCCTTTGCTATGAAATTTAGCAGAGTTACTAATAATTGTGTAAAGATATTTGTAAATGATTATGTAACGGATAATATTACTGTTGATATGGCTAAAACATATAGGTATATACACTTGTGTGTTGGCTCAAATAATCAAATGACCGATTCACGATTCAAGTTTATCGGCGTGGTAAAGGGAATAGAATCAGATAGCGTTATTGAGGATAATCTTGAATATTTGCGTGACGTTTACAACATTTAAGGGAGGAAAAGATGGTAGCTTATTCTGTTATGGGAACAAAGGTAGTTATACATGTCGGTTCAACATTTTATGGTTATTCTGTAAGCGAAGTGCAGACCGCGCTTACCGAAATGCTTGCTGAGTGTGCTGAGGCGTCAGAGAATCCCACATTTAGTGCGGGCGTTGAATGGGCGTACAGACGGATGTGCAAGAAGTTAGGGCTTGAGGATGAAAAAGCGGTGACACCACCATCGAACTCATGATATAATAAATCAAAAGGAGATTATTATGGTTTCAGTTAAGGATGTATGCTCTATAATTTTAGCCTGCAGTGGAGGCATCATAACGATAGGAGGAGCCATATCTGTTTTAGTGAGCTGGTTGTCAAAAATCAGAACCCCTGAGCGACGCCAAGACGACGCTATCAAAGGACTTGAATGTCGCGTTGAGAAATTAGAGAAAAGTCAAGCTGATGCAGAGAACCGAATGAAAAAGATCGAGGAACTTCTAAATGCCCTTGTGGGCGGACAGTTTGCACTAATCAATCATGCTATCAACGGAAACAATATAGACCAATTAAAAGAAGCGCAAAATGAAATGCAAAAGTTTATTAAAGTATAAGATCATAAGAATATATTTCAAACTCATATGATATCAGATCAAAGGAGGTATTCCCATGTTAACAAACAATCTTTACGATGTTTTGTCCAAAATCCAGAGATTTCTACCTGCGCTCGGGATATTTTACCTTGCACTTGCACAGATTTGGGGCTTGCCTTTTGGAGACCAAGTAAACATGACAATCGCAGCAATAGCAACTCTGCTTGGAGCGTTGCTTGAGGTATCCACGGGCATTTATCTTAGGAATAAAGAACTTGGAGGAGGAGACGATGCACAATAGAGAAGAAATAGCAAAAAAGGCAGAATCTTGGATAGGCTTAAATGAAAAAGATGGATCATTTAAGCAGATCATCGACCTTTATAACAAAGGCACGCGCGGGTATAACGTAAAATATACAGACGCATGGTGCGCGACCACAGTTGGTGCGCTTGCCATTGCGACTGGTAATACTGATATTATTCCCATCGACTGCTCCTGCGGACGAATGATAGAGAAAGCCAAGGCAATGGGTATATGGGTCGAGAACGATGCCTTTGTTCCTCAGATGGGCGACATTATCATGTATGATTGGCAGGACAATGGAAAAGGTGATAATACTGGATGGCCCGATCACACCGGAATCATTACTGCCGTTAATGAAAATAAAATGACTGTCGTAGAAGGCAATAAATCCGAAAAAGTAGGAACAAGAAAACTCGCATATAATTCCAAAAATATCCGCGGATATATTACGCCAAAGTATGAAGACGCTCCTGTCATTTCTACTTCTTCTAAGGCTTCTCCTGTTTCAGTTGTTGAGAAAACAAAGAAAGTTAAAATTACCGCCTGGTCTCTGTATATTCGTAAAGGACCAGGTAAAGAAAACGCCGCCATCGGGACATATAAGAAAAATGAAATTGTAAATATTCTTGAAGAAAAGAACGGATGGGGGAGGACAAATAGAGGATGGATAAGCCTAAAATGGACGACATAAAAAGTGTTCCGTATGTCGTATACGAAGGGGAACAAGTAATAAACGAAAGAAAAGAATTTCGTTTGATAATAGTAGTCATAATTATGATCCTACTTACTTTTGCCACCAATGCACTTTGGTTATATGCATGGATGCAATATGATTATACGAGCGAACAAAGCGTGAGTATAGATAGCACTGACGGAGTTGCAAATTATATTGGAAAAGATGGCGCAATAACGTATGGCGAGGATACAGGTAACTAAGCATAGGAAAAGAAGCAAATCGGGATCAAAGGGAACCAGAAAAAGAAAATGATACGCGATGTAAATATGTCGCGATCTCAAGTGTCCGACATAATCGATGAATGAATTTTTAATGAAAGAGATCGCAATATACTAAAGCGACGATTATTAGATGGGATCTGTTATGAGCCCCTCGCCGAAGAATTTGAAATATCAGTGAGACAAGTGAAAAATATCGTGTATAAAAATGAAAAAATAATCTATAAGCACCTCAAGTGAGGTGCTTATTTTTTGCACCGAATTTGCACATCTACTTCATTTTCTAAATCATCACTTCATATTAAAATTTTCTTATGGCATACATAAGATATAACCCAAATCCATACAACACTCGGGTGGGAGATTGCGTGGTTAGAGCGCTGACTCTCGTGTTAGATATAGATTGGGACACCGCATATGTACGTTTGGTTATACAGGGATTAAAAATGGCAGACATGCCATCTGCAAATAATGTTTGGGGAGCATTGCTTCAGCAAGAAGGATTTACTCGACACATTATACCTAATACCTGCCCAAACTGTTATTCAGTAATTGATTTTTCTAAAGATCATCAAAAAGGGATATTTGTATTAGCAACAGGGTCCCATGTTTTAACAGTAATAGACGGAAATTATTACGATTCCTGGGATTCTGGAAATGAAATACCTATATATTATTTTACAAAGGAGATAAGCCATGCCTAATTATTATCCTAATTGTTATCCCAATTATTATCCATCACCGACGCCCGGTTTTCAGCCTCAACCAGATCTTAATTCATCGGGACAAATATGGGTACAAGGCGAAGCCGGAGCAAAATCATATTTGGTGGCTCCAAATAAGACTGTAACATTATGGGATTCTGAAACAAATCAATATATTTAAAATCGGCCGATGCAAATGGAAAACCGACTACCACGATTCTAGATTATACTATAAGAAAAACTGACTCCCAGATGCTCCCAGATCGCGCCGAGACTGAGTTTGCGACAAAAGATGATATTTCTATCATAGAAAACAAAATCGATGCTCTAAATGACAAACTGAAAGCCCTGAGCAATAACAAGAAAAAGGAGACCAGACATGAATCCGATGATGAATAACGTGCTTTCGCAAATGAAACGCAATCCTATGCAATTTCTTACTCAAAAGGGCTTTAATATTCCACAAAATATGAATGATCCCAATGCAATCATTCAATATCTCATGAATACTGGCCAAGTATCTCAGACGCAGTATGATCAGGCCATGAGAACAATAAATCAACTTAAAAGATAATATTCCTGCAGGATATTATATAAAACCGATCATTCGATTAGAGAATGACCGCTAACCTTATCAAATTAAAGGAGGAACAAAAATGGCTTTAACAGATGAAAATGGCAGCAATGGCATGATTATGCCAGTTGCGCCTATGTACGGTGGAAACGGCGGATTCGGCAACGGCTTTGGTGGTGACTGGGCGTGGATCATCCTGCTCTTACTTCTTGGCTGGGGCAACAATGGCTGGGGTGATTCTATAGGCAGATATTCTGGAGATGAAGAAATGATCTCTGAACTTAGAGAACTCATGGAAGATGCTCCGAATGAAAAAGTCAAGATGGAATTTCAACGATTTATTCAAAAGGTAGAATCTATGTAAAAGGAGGACGATCCTCTTGATAAGAGAAAATGAGGTGCTAGATGCCATTGCAGAATGTCAAGGGGAAAGAAACCCTGATGCAAATACTTGTAGGAATCTGGCCGCGTTTTATACTATATTAGATCACATTCAAAAAACGCCTAATATAGAAAATTCGCCGCCTGAACCAGCTCCACGTTTAAAATATGAAGGAACTAGCGAGTTTTATGATCTCATTAGGCGCAAAAATATAAACGAAGTATTGAGCGTATTGGATGAGCTCATGTCTACTTTGCAAATAATAAATCCTAGACTATACGATGGAGTAATGAGTAAACTATCTTAAATAAAAGGTACCCATGATCTGGGTACCTTTTTTATTGTTTTAAAATAAATACAATAATTATACAAATAATAGTGTACAAACTGAAGAATAGGTGGTACTATAACAATGTAAGCTAAATCAAATCAAGCACACCTTATAGGAGGTAATCATCATGAACAATCACATCACAACATTAAAAGTCAGAAACAAGAGCTTTGAAATCGTACAGGACGAACGCGGTTTTTGGGCAATCGAAGATAAGTACATCACTGACGGCAAACTCAATAAGCAGATCAACGGTTTATCTGGTCATCTCAAAAACACACTGGAAGAATGTATCGAATCCGCAAAATTCAGCGCAGAGGTCGAATATGTCATGACTACTGAAAAGTGCGATGTTATGACAGCATTCAATAAGATTTTAAAATTAGCGTAATAATTTGAAAGGAGATAATACCATGATGAGAAATGATAATACAAGCGTAAAAACATTAAAGAAGCACGAAAACAAGATGACAGGAATCAGAATCGAGCTTAATCAGAAGATGACAATGACCGGAAAGATCATCCATGCAGTAGTAATCACTGATATGGAGACGGGCAAGCACAAGAGAATCTATGTTCACAACACTTTGGGATATGCCTTTAAGAGATATAAGGCAGCCTTAGCATAAAATTTGATAAATGACATGCTGACCTAACGGCACGACGGGGAGAAAGAGGAATATTATGACAAGAGAAGAAAAGCTTTGGACAATGACAGGAACCACTCTTTTAGGAGTTGCAGAAAAGCTTGGAATTAAGACATCTAAGAGCACTTTAAAGCAGGGAAAAGAAAAGCTTATTGCTAAAATCTTGGAAGCCGAGCATATCGTAGAAGAAACCGATAAGATCGAGGATGCCAAAGAGCAGGAAAAGAAAGATATTGAAGCTGCCGAAAAAGAAACCAAGCAACAGATCAAAGAAAAAGAATCTAAGCTTGTACCTATGCCCGGAGCAGAAAAGCTTGCAGATCTTAAAGCAGAAATATCTGCTAAACCTGAGCGTAAGAGAGGTCAGCTGATCGAGTATAATGGTAAGGCCCAGAACATTTGTGCATGGGCTAAGGAGCTTGGAAAATCCGCCAATACATTGTACGGAAGAATTTATAAGCTCGGCTGGTCAGTTGAAAAAGCATTTGAAAGCAAGTAAATACAGTAGAATAAAGGCGCCGTTTACGGCGCCTTAAAATAGGAGGTATAACATGGGCATAAAATGCAGCATATGTGGGAAACTGATCGAAAGATATGGAAATAATCCTTATCCCGTAGACATGCATCCAGATCATAAATGTTGCGATCAGTGCAATGCCACAGTAGTAATTCCGGCTAGACTGACTAAAATGTCTCATTACGACAAAGTTAAGGCGCAGGTTTATGCAACTGGAAATAAATGGGCAATTGAAAATTTTCATGCCACTCATGATTAAGGAGGATATTATGGATAAGTTAAAAGATGCGATATTTGGTTTTGCTATAGGAGACGCGCTCGGTGTTCCGTATGAATTTAAAGCTCGTGACACATTCAAGTGCGAAAAAATGATCGGAAATGGCACCTGGAATCAACCGATGGGAACTTGGTCAGATGATACTTCTATGGTATTAGCCACGATGGACAGTTTGTCAAGTGGATACTTAGATAAATCTGATCTGATGAATAAATTTTTAAGCTGGTATAAGTATGGCAATTATACGCCGTACGGAGTGTGCTTTGATATCGGTCGAGCAACCAAGTTTGCTCTTACTGCATTTGAAGCGTGCGGAGATACAAGCCTGTGTGGAGGCACATCTGAACAGGATAACGGCAATGGTGCACTTATGAGAATTCTTCCGTTCGCATTTCTTAATTGCGATGCCGACTTAATCGATGGTGTATCTGCACTTACTCACAACACTTCAAAGTCCAAGTTTGCTTGCGAGATGTATGTGGAACTTTGCAAGACTCTTATAAAAGGCACATTTGATCCATTTAATCCTTATATATGCATGATCAGACAAATGAGCAGGGATCGGGTACGAAGCACTGGATATGTGTTAGATAGTTTGGTCGCTGCAATATGGTGCTTTTCAATTACTGATAATTATAAAGACTGCGTTTTGACCGCGGTAAATTTAGGAAATGATACAGATACGATCGCAGCTTTGGCAGGAGCTTTAGCAGGACTTCATTATGGATATGACGCCATTCCCAAGGAATGGATAGATAATTTAGCAGCCAAGGACGAAATTGAGACTATCTGCAAAAAATTTGCTCAAATTTATATGGCAAAGTCAAGATGAAGTCAAGATGAAGTCAAGATAAAGTCAAGATGAAATGCATCAACCAGTAAGCAAAGTCAAGATCGACAAGATGAATTTAAGTTTTTATTATATATAGTTCTGTCATTAAAAATTTTTAACAGCTCAGTAAAAATATATATAAGTAGAATACAATCTTGACCTTGTCATCTTGACTTTTTATCTGATACAACCTTATGTGTACATTATTGACAAAACGTGGTATAGTTAAAAAGTCAAACAAAAATGACTAGCCCTTTCGCCAAGTGGTAAGGCACAGGGTTTTGATCCCTGCATCACATTGGTTCGAATCCAATAAGGGCTGTTCTAATATTCGGAGGAATTAATTTTATATGAAATTATTCGATCATCAAAAACAATCACTTGAAAAAACTAAAGACCAGAATAAAGTGGCATACTTTCACGATATGGGACTCGGCAAGACTTATACTGGATCAGAAAAAATGGTCCAATTGGGTGCCAAAGTAAATCTTGTCATCTGTCAAAAGTCAAAGGTTGAAGATTGGATAGATCATTTTGATAAATATTATGGTACCGATTTTTTAATCTTTAATCTAACCAATGAGACGGATTTAGAAGCATTTATGAGTTATCAGGAGCAAGAAGAGCCATTTGACCGGATAGGGGTCATTAATTATGATCTTGTTTTTCGTCGCAAAGAACTCTTGCAGCTTAAAGATTTTACCCTCATATTGGATGAATCATCTTTGATACAGAATTCAACTGCTAAACGAACTAAGTTTATCATGAGCATGCATCCTAAAAATATCATCTTGCTATCAGGAACACCTACAGGTGGTAAATATGAGAGATTAATGACTCAGATCCATTTGCTCGGTTGGAATATCTCTGAAGATGTGTTCTGGAATCAATATGTCGATTGGGAATGGAATGAGACTAATGATGGCTATTGGCAAAAGAAAGTTAACGGCTATAAAAACATCGATAGACTTAAAAGAAAACTCAGACTGCATGGCTGTGATTTTTTAAAAACAGAAGAAGTTATGGATCTTCCTGAAAAAATAGATCAATATATAAACATCAATCCCACAAAAGAATATCAGAAATTCCATGTCAATTCTTACATCAATTTTAATGACATAGAATTTGTGGGTGATAATTCTCTTACTAAGATGCTGTATGAGAGACAATTTTGCGGTCAATATAATCAAGATAAATTAGGTGCATTTCAAGATTTATTGCGAGAAACAGAAGATCGGGTTATTGTATTTTATAATTTTACAGATGAACTTCATAAGCTAATGAATCTCGCCGATGGAGTAGATAAACCCATTTCTATTGTAAATGGGCAAGAAAAATCTTTAGAGTGTTATGAAGAATATGACAACAGCGTTACATTTATTCAGTATCAAGCAGGCTCTATGGGCCTCAATCTTCAGAAAGCAAATAAGATTATTTATTTTACCCCGCCGTTATCGAGTGAATTGTTTGAACAATCTAAGAAAAGGATCCACAGAATAGGGCAAGAAAAACCTTGTTTTTATTATTATCTTATTTGTAAAAATTCTATCGAAAAAAGAATTTATGACGTGCTCGCTATGAGAAAAGATTATACGGAAAAATTATTTGAGGAGGATAATATATGAAAAAAATGGTAGCGATAATAGAAGTCAATGATAATGCAAATTTATCAAGACTTGAAATCTCATTTAAAGATAAAAATGGGAATAATCCACATGCAACCATTTATCGTCACGTAAAAGCAATTCCTTTGGAGGAAATAATAAATGAAGGAAGAAAAAAAGTCTAGATAATAAGCATTGTGTTTATTGTCATATGAATAAAATGATGGATTTACTATTGAAAGGAGGTGATTGAGTACTTATGAGACAAGAAAAAACATTAGATAATAAAGTTTTGGATTTTATAGAATCTATTGGTGGATGGTCAATTAAGTACTGGTAAATGAGCCGGAGCAAAATTTACCAAAAAAGGTATTCCTGACATCTTGGCTTGTATTTACGGTATTTTTTATGGCATAGAAGATAAATCTTCTGGGGGCAGGCCGACGATGTTGCAACTTAAAAACCTTGAATGGATCAGAGAAGCAGGAGGATATGGAATTTTACTCTATCCCAATGATTTTGAAAATTTTGTCAGGTTTATTGAAAATCCAAATAGAAACGATGCTTGGTATAAAGCAAACATCACGCTGCAAAATGAGTGGAAAGAAAAACTTGAAAAAATTTAAACCTTATATGTACATAGTACAATAATAAGTGTATAATCAAGTTAGAAAGGAGGTAATAAAATGACAGACGAAAATCTCGTAGATGAATCTTTTAAGATCACAAATGACGGTGCTGCTGACTGGGCGATCAGAACGATTGCTGATGAATATACTGAAAGAGATCGTTTGATAAAGATTGCAAGGGATCGTATTGAAGAGCTTGAGCAAGATATTGCTACGATCAATACCCAATACGAAAATAAAACTAAATATCTCAAATCATGTTTAAATGAATATTTTCAGACAGTAAAGCACAAAGAAACAAAGACTCAAGAAAGTTATAAGTTGCTCAGCGGTTCTCTTGTTCTGAAAAAAGAATCTCAAAAAATCATCAAAAATGATGAAGAGCTTGTAAACTATCTTGAAAAAGAAGGATTGAACGAATTTGTCAAAACCAGCAAAAGTCCTGATTGGGCAGGATTTAAGAAACTGGTTAAGATCATTGATAATAATGTCGTTGATTCTGAAACAGGCGAAATTGTACCTGCGCTCAAAGTCGAAGATGTACCTGCATCTTTTGATATAAAATTTTATTAAGGAGGATAAAAATATGGCAATTGGTGCATTGATCTTGGGTGATAGTGGAACGGGTAAAACATTCTCTATCCATACATTTGATCCCGAGGAAGTAAAGATTTTATCGGTAAGAAAGCCGATACTTCCTTTCAGAGGAAAATACGATGTAGTAAAAACTCCTACTGCGGAAGATGTAGTTCGTGAGCTTAAGAACTGCAAGAAAAAGTGCATTGTGGTAGACGATTTCCAGTATATCTTAGGAATTCCTATGATGCAGCGCATCGGAGAAAAGGGCTGGGATAAGTTCAATGAGATTTCTGCTGGATATTCAGAGGTACTCGATACCATCAATGCTCTTCCTGACGATGTCATCGTATTTTTGAATTCACATGTTATGTACAACGATGATACAGGACGTGTTCAGATCAAGACAATAGGAAAAGCGCTTGATAAATATCTTACGGTCGAAGGTCTGTTTATGATCGTACTTGGAACTCAGGTCGTGGATGGCAAGTATTATTTCATAACCCAGAATAACGGTTCCAACACTCTCAAGAGTCCTGACGGAATGTTTCCTTCTGTCGCTATTCCAAATGATCTCAAGTACGTCACTGAAAAGATCAGAAATTATTATTATCTTGACGGTGCTAAGTCTGATTCTGAAATCGCAGCAGAAGACGCTGAACACACGGTGTCTGAAGAAGAGGTCAAGTCGAGAAGAGGAAGAAGAAACCGCACAGAAACACCTGCAGAAACATCCACTGAAGAAACTACCGAACGCACAAGAAGACATGCTCAGATCGATGAAAAGATTGAAGCAGAAAAGGTAGAAATGGAAAAGACTCAGGAAAAAATCGACGAGGCACTCGATGAAAAGTTTCCGGATCAGGAAGAAATTCCTTGGGAAGAAGCGAGTGAGGTTGCAGATCAGATAAAAGAAGAATTACCTCATCGTAAAGAAAGAGAAGAATCGACAAATGAGGAAACAACAGAACCAGTGGCAGAAGCGACTGAGGAAACACCCCGCCGTCGCAGAAGAAGAGTATAATAAAACATTTTAAGGAGGATAAATAACATGGATTTTTCAAAGTTTGACGCACAGATCAATTCTGAACAGCTTGCAAAGGACGTCGCTGAGGCGCAGAAGAATGCGGCTGATTATAAGGAGGTAACAAAGGGAACATACACCTGTTCTGTAGATAAGCTTGAGCTTGGTGAAACCAAGGACGGTCGCCCCATGCTTAAGGCACAGTTCAGAATAGTTGGAGATGAAAACGGTGAAAAGTGCGAATTTACAAAAAATTGCCTGTTTATGAACCGCGTTATATACGGTACAAAAAATGATGCCAGCATGATCGCTTCAGCTGTAGGCTGGCTTATGTCTCTTGAACCGTCTGAAGAAGTTGGTCCGGTAGAATTTAAGTCATATTCACAGTTTGCAGAGTTAGTCATGGATATCGAGGAAGATATTGCCGAGCTGCAGTTTGTAGTAGATTATGATCCCGACGCATTTAATAACATCACGATCAAGGAAGTTCTGGAATAATCTCTAGGCATTCAGATTCGCGTTCTAAGACATGTTTATTCAATTTATGAGTAAATTATCATAGAGCGCGAATTTATTTAAAGAGGAGTCATTTTGTTACATTTCTATGATTTTGAAGTATTTAAACACGACTGGATGGTCGTCATAATTAATCCGATCACACATACTTCTGAGGTTATAGTCAACAATAAAGATGAATTTGCATCTTATTTTGAAAAGGCACAGAATGAAATATGGGCAGGTTATAACGTTGCTCATTATGATCAGTACATTGCTAAGGCGATCATGCTTCACATGAATCCAAAGGAAGTCAATGATTATATTATACGCCAGGGCAACGACGGATGGTCGTATAGCAAATTATTCAAGACCATTCATATGATAAATTATGATGTCATGCTCAGAAATGACACAGGTCTAAAGCCGTTGGAAGCATTTATGGGTAATAATATCAAGGAGACTTCTGTATCGTTTGATATTGATAGAAAACTTACAGAAAGTGAAATCGCAGAGACTATAAAGTATTGTACCCACGACGTGGAGCAAACCATAGAAGTTTTTGTAGAAAGAAAAGCCGAATTCAATGCTGCCATGGGCATAATAAAAATATTTGGGCTGCCGCTTGATTATATCGGTAAAACAGGTGCCCAAAGGGTAGCAAGAATTTTAGGGGGCAAAGGACGGAAATTTAGTGATGAATTTGATTTTCAATTGGTTCCAACGTTAAAATTGTCCAAATATAAATCTTGTGCAGATTGGTATAAAAAACCAGAAAATCATAATTACGAGAAATGTCAGGTTAAAATGATCGGAGGGATTCCGCATCGATTAGCATGGGGAGGATTGCACGGAGCTACGGGCGAAATAAAGTACAAAAAAGACGGATCTCCATATATTAAAAATAAGCCTTATTATGGTGAGGGAATATTTTTGATGTCAGATGTCACGGCATATTATCCTAGTTTACAGCTCAGATATAAATTAGGATATCGTAACATGGCTTGTCCAGAAAACTTTGAAAAAATACATGGAGAAAATCTAAGATTTAAAGCTGCAGGAGATAAAACTGCGAGGCTTCCTTATAAAATTGCAGATAATGCGATTTCTGGTCAGCTTAAAGATCCTGCGTCTTTATTGTTTGATCCGCGTGAAAATAATGCCGTATGTGTCAACGGGCAGCTGTTGCTGGTGGATCTGATTGAAAAATTAGAACCCCATATAGAAGCCTTAATCCAATCTAATACCGACGGTATTTTGTTAAAGCTTCGTTCGATCAAAGATTATGAAAAGATCGATGACATTGTTTATGAGTGGGAAAAACGAACCGGAATGAAAATGGAATTTGATATTTATTCCAAAGTTTTTCAGAAGGACGTAAACAACTATTTGTTGGTTGCGCCGAACGGTAAAACTAAAACCAAAGGTGCATATACTAAGGCATTGAGCGCCACCGATTATGATCTTCCCATAATAAATAAAGCCATGGTTGATTTTATGACTAAAAATATCCCAGTTGAAAAAACCATCGGAGAATGTAAAGATCTGATAATGTTTCAAAAGGTAATTAAGCTTACGGGTAAATATTGGGCAGTATGGCATAATGACAAATTTATTTTTGATAAGTGCCATAGAGTTTTTGCATCGCTGGATCATTCCGATACATATATCGGAAAATGTAAAAAGAAAGGAGCCACTATAGAAAAATTTGGAAATACTCCTATGCACTGTTTTATTGAAGATGGCGATGTACATGGAGTAAAGGTTCCAGAAGGTAAACTTGATCGAAATTGGTACATTGATCTCACTTATAAAAGACTACAACAATATGGTATCGAGGTATAAAAATGCAGGAATTATTCAAAGGCTATGTGCCGACAAAAGATAAAAAATGTCTTATGCCTTTTAAAAATAAGACGTCATCTGAATTAAAACCTTTTCATGAAGTCGAAAATCTATCTGAATATGCAGGAATAATTGCAGATGACGTCGTATTAATTGATATTGATGATTTTGATGAGTCGGAAATATTAATGAATATTGTGGAAGACTTTCAACTGTCATGTCGAGTATATAAAACTACCAGGGGCAAGCATTTTTTCTTTTTAAATAAACAAGGGGCAGATTATGTTTTAGATAAATGCGGAACCCATAAAACCCTTGCTTGTGGAATTACTGCAGACATAAAAGTGGGTTGCAAGAATAGTTATTCTGTACTTAAATACGACAATAAAAACCGAGAGATTATTTATGACATATTTGAAGATGAAGAATATCAGATCTTGCCCAAATGGTTAACTCCAGTGTCTACAAAAACAAAATTTTCTGATCTTGAGGCAGGAGACGGGAGAAATCAGGCATTGTTCAACTATATTTTGACATTGCAAGCAAATGATTTTTCTACTGATGAATGTCGAGAAACGCTAGAAATCATAAATAAATATGTATTGAAAGATCCTTTATCAGAAGAAGAACTCAAAACCTTGTCTAGGGATGAAGCATTTCAAAAGCCGATATTTTTTAGAAAGACTCAGTTTTTATTTGACCGATTTGCCAGATATCTTAAAAATAATAATCATATTATAAAGATAAATGGCCAGCTTCATGTTTATAGAGACGGCATATATGTAGACGGCAACAAAGAAATAGAAGCACAAATGATCGACCATATCCCTGATCTCAATAAAGCCAAGCGTGCCGAAGTGTTGGCATACATGGACATTATGATTAGGGATAATACTAAAAGTTGTGATGCCAATTACATTGCGTTTAATAACGGCTTATATAATTTGGAAACCGATGAGCTTGAAGATTTTTCACCAGAAATAGTAATAACCAATAAAATACCATATGATTATGTGCCGGATGCATATTCAAGCATAACCGATACTGCGCTTAATAAGTTGGCATGCAACGATAAAAGTGTAAGGTTATTACTTGAAGAGTGCATAGGATATTGCTTTTATAGAAGATCCGAACTCAGAAAAGCATTTATTCTTACTGGTGAAAAAGAAAACGGTAAATCTACTTTTTTATCCATGCTTGATAATTTGCTGGGATCTGAAAACATTGCAAATCTTGATCTTAAGGAGCTTGGGGATCGATTTAAAACTGCAGAATTATTCGGAAAACTTGCAAATATAGGAGATGATATAGGAGATGAGTTTATTCCTAATCCTGCCATCTTCAAAAAGCTTTCATCTGGAAATCCTATAAATGTTGAGCATAAGGGAGCAGATCCCTTTGATTTCTCTAACTATGCAAAATTGATTTTTTCTGCGAATGATATACCAAGAATCAAAGATAAATCAGGTGCCGTATTATCGAGACTTGTTATTATTCCATTCAATGCCAGGTTTACGGCTGAAGATCCAGATTTTGATCCTTATATAAAATATAAGCTTATCCAGCGGGAACCGATGGAATATTTAATAAATATCGGACTTGAAGGACTAAAAAGAATTCTTAAGAATCAGGGATTTACCCATTCGACAATCGTAGACAATGCCATTGCCGAGTACGAAGAAGGAAACAATCCCGTACTGTTATTTTTTAAAGAGGATCCTAAAATTGAAAATGAATCCACTGGAGCAGTCTATAAAGAATATTATGAATTTTGCATGGCAAACAACTTTCAGCCTATGAGCAATATTGAGTTCAGCAAGCAAGTCAAAAAGTATTTTGATGTCACCATCATCAATAAAACAATAAACGGGAAAAAGTACCGTCTATTTGTCAATAAATAAGAAAGGAGGAAAATCATGCGATATTCAGTGATTACGTTATGCGGCAGTACCAAATTCAAGGATTTATTTATAGAAATCGCCAAATATCTCACCTTGCAAGGAAACATAGTGTTGATGCCAAATGTATATGGGCACTCAGGAGATGTTTTTACGGATGCACAAAAACTCATGTTGGATGACATGCATAAAAGAAAAATCGACATGTCCAACTCGATATTTGTGATAAATAAAGGCGGTTATATAGGTGAATCTACAAAATCAGAAATAGAATATGCTCGAAGACAACATAAAAAAATAATATTTTTGGAGGGATCAATATGAAAATAATTATCGAGGGCTGCGATGGAGTAGGAAAAACAACATTAGTAAAGTTGCTTGCAGAAAAATATGGACTTGACGTTTGTCACTGTACTCAATATGATCCAGCTGACTTTGCCTTTTATAAGCAAACAGCAAGAAAAGAAAATATCATATGGGACAGGCATACCATCGGAGAATTAATATATCCGCAGGTATTTAATAGGAAACAGCAAATAAGTCCTGAGGATGCAAGAATCGTATTATCTTATGCAAGAGAAAATGGTGGCAAGGTATTTGTGTTGACAGCCCCCAACCATGAAATAAGAAAGAGATTGCTCGCAAGAAATGTTCCGGAAGATTCTAAAATCTTGGAAAATATTGAAATGATAAATGAGAAGTTTTTATTTTATGCTGAGGCATTTAATGTTCCTGTCATCGATACTTCTCGGCTGAGTATAAATGAGATTTTTGAGATGGTAGAAAAATAAAAATCGTACACAAATAAGTGTTCGCATTTTGCAAAAAATGATGTATAATAACATATGATATTTTATAGGAGGTAATCAAAAATGGCAAGAGAAAAAAACGGAGTAAAATATAACTGTACGCAGCTGACACCTCAGGAGACATTTGAGCGACATATTTATCATCGAGATCAGTTTGCGCACTATCTCAGATGGACACACGTACTTCGTGCGGCAAAGATCGGTCAAACTATTCTTGATTTCGGTTGTGGTTCAGGAGAAATGCTTGAAGTATTTTATCGTAATCGCTACCGTCCAAAGAGATATTTAGGTCTTGAGGTCAGAGATAAGCAGGTAGACATAAATAAAGAAAAATTTGCAAAGCTTGATTTTGCAGAATTTCGTCAGTGTGATCTTTGCCAGCCAGATCTTGACCTTGGAGAAACGTTTGACATCGTCACATGTTTTGAAGTGATGGAGCATATTGGCCATGAAAATGCAGACGTATTTCTTGACAACCTTGCATATCATTGCCGACCGGACACCCAAATCTTTTTATCGACTCCAAATTATGATCCTCAGGTAGGAGCTGCCGATAACCACATGCTTACTAGATCAGACGGTACAAAAGAAGTTGGTGAATGGGATCATTTCGAACTTGAAAAGAAATTATCAGAATTTTTCATCATAAAGCATAAATATGGAACCTTTGCTTCTCAGCGAGATTATAAAGAAACGCTTTGCGACTGGCAGATTCCTATGTATGAAGCATTGAAAGAATATTATGATTCCAATTTGATCGCCAACATCATGGCTCCTCTCGTTCCTGCATATCAGGCTAGGAATTGTCTGTGGGAGCTTCAGGTTAAGGAGGATTAAGTATGTTTACATCTGATAAAATAGACGATATTTATTTTCACCTTATATACGATCTAGTAAATAAGGGAGATCGGGTCAAAGGTACAAGAGAACTGAATAATGTCTCGGTTCAGCTTACTAACCTGGAAAATAATATTGTCAGTATAAGAGACATATCTGACGTATATATGATGGCAGAATTGATTTGGTATTTTACCGGCCGCGAAGATGTGAGATTCATCGGATCATTTGCCTCATTATGGAATAAAATTTCAGACGATGGACTTACTAGCAATTCTGCGTATGGAGCGTGCATTAAAACCCGGTACGGTTTTAATCAAGCAGAAAAAATAATTGAGCTCCTTAAAAAAGATCCTGCATCAAGACGCGCGGTAATAAACCTCAATGTTCCAAACGAGTTTGTCATTGAAACTAGAGATGAATTATGTACGATCGCACTGCAATTTCTTTTAAGGGACGGTAAGCTTAATTGTACAGGAATGATGAGGAGCAACGACATATGGTTTGGATTTCCTTATGACATTATCTTTTTTACAGAACTTCAGAAATATATTGCGATGCGGCTTAAAGTTGAAGTAGGAACATATACGCATTTCGTAACAAGTTTGCACCTATATGATAGAGATTATGACAAGATTCTTAAAGTCTTAGACGATCCGGTAAGTAAACCCTTAAGCTTTGACAGATATAATTTTTATGATTATGCAGAAGTCATATCAGAAAGCATGGACGTATGCTTAAACGCGGGCAAAGATCCGAAAACCTCACTATTGGATATGTTAAAACAATTTAAGATATATGAAAGGAGAAACGATGAAGATTAAGATCATTGAATTTGATGGAAGAACACCTGAAAGAGCGCACTATAACGATTCAGGCGCAGATTGTTTTGCTGCAGAGACAGTAACTATTCCTGCACATGGGGTAAAACAGATTCCCACTGGTGTAGGAGTGGAGTTACCTGACGGCTATGATTTAGTTGTCCATTGTAAGTCAGGACTCAGTTCAAAAGGAATTTGGGCAGCAAATGCTCCAGTTGATGCGGGATATGTTGGAGAAATCCACGCGATCTTATATAACACCACCGATCAAGACTATGAGGTTAAGTTTGGCGATAAGATCGGACAGTTCGTAGTGCGCCCTGTCATTTATGCAGAATTTGTTAAAGATCTCGGAAACGAAAGGGGTTCCGATGCATTTGGAAGTACAGGGAGGTGAGTATGGCGACTAAACTTAAAACAATGCGTGAAAAATCCGGCATGTCACAATCACAATTTGCTAAAAAGACCGGAATACATTATAGAACGCTGCAATATTATGAGCAGGGCCAAATGGATTTTGATCATGCTAGAATGGATAAAATTATTTCTGCTGCGGTGGTGCTCAATTGCAACATTGAAGATATTGTAGAGGATCCTGCCATGATCAAGATAATAAAAAAGTATCAGAGCAACTTATAATAAAACATATCAGAGTGCCCCAGATTTGACTTCTGGGGCATCTTTTTATATTTCATTGATTATTTCATAATATATAGAATAAACTCATTCAGATGTCAAAATTATTGTTCTAAAATAAATACAATTACTATACACTTTTTAATGTACATTTATTTCTGTACATGCTATTATAAGAATGTAAGTTAAATAAACCACACCTTATAGGAGGTAACAGAATGGATATTAAGTTTAAGAACGAATTCGCAAAACTTGAAGCTGAACAGGAAAACGAAGCTTTTATGAGCAAGCTCGAATATGAAAATTCTCTGATGAATGACAGAGCAATGACTTTAATGAATGATCTTGACTCTGACGCAATAGAAGATGCAGCCAGTTATGAAGACGAACCTGGCAGACCGATCGACGATGAGCCTGCCGCTCCTGCAAAGAGAATTTGGACAGAAGATGAGATCAAGTTTTATATCCAGACAAATGATAAGTCATTATATGGAGCTCTCAAGAGATTATATGCTTGTCAGACAGCTGACGAACAGGCATACGGAGAAACTAAGGAAAATAACGGTAAGGGTTTTAATGGCCTTGATGCTCCAATTCTTAGTAGCTTCTGCGAGTTTCTTAATAAGACCGGATTTCTTACTCCTAAGCAGAAGATTCTTGCCCGCAAAAAGTTGATCAAGTATACTAAGCAGCTCACCGCGCTCGCTAACGCATAATAAGGAGGATAAAACCATGATGAAAGTATTTGTATACAATAAAAAGACCAACGAGACCATCGCAAAATTCAAAGATGTACCTACCGTGGAATGTGATGATGATTACATCTACATCACGAAAAACACCGGGGCAGTTAAAACTTTTAACCGTAAAAAAGTAAAAACCAGAATTTATCAGAATTAAAATTTTTTAAATCTGCTATGTACAAATAATAATGTACATGCTATTATGATAATGTAAGCTAAATCAAATCAACCAACCTTATAGGAGGTAATCACAATGGAAGAATTAAATCTCAAAGACACCCTTTCAAACTTAATCGACAGAGCAAATGACATCCAGGCAAAGTGCAAAGACGACGTTATCGCTGCCGCAGATCTTCACATGGCAGATGATCTTACGATCAACGGAATGATGCTCAGCCCTTTAGCTGAGGGTCATCTGTGCGGAAAGCTTCAGGTTCCCAGCCGTTACTTTACAAGACTCGTAGATGCAGGTCTGAAGCCTCTCGCAGCTGAGAACATCAACGCTTGGTTAACAGAAGATGAAAAGAGAAAGTTCATGCTTCGTCAGTATGACGGTCACATCCGCGGAGTATTATCCGGATCTTATAGCCAGTATGATGCACCGGAAATTCTCAATTCTGTAAAAGATGTGTTTGGCAACGGACGCTTTACTCTTAAGGGATCATTCATAAATGAAGAGAGATTGCACGTGCGCTTAGTTGAAAACACCATGCTTCCGATCAACGGTGAAGATCTTTTTGCAGGAATTACGATCGACTCTTCAGATGTAGGACGCAGCGGATTATATGCAAGCTTCCTGATTTATAAGCAGGTGTGCACGAATGGTCTTAAGATCGCTCAGAGCAAAGCCGAAATCTTCAGACAGAAGCACATTGGAATTACATCTGAGGAATTTAAGGCAGGTCTTGAGGACGGATTCAAGCTGTTTGACGGTCTTAAAGATGAAGTTGCAGATATGATTGAGCAGACCAGGAAGATTCCTCTTAGCGGAGACATCGAGGAAATGCAGCAGAAGCTCAAGGAGCAGACCAAGTTATCAGATGACGATGTGATCGAAGTATTCGATCTCATGGGATCAAAGTACGATAACAGCCGTTGGGGATTGATTAACGGTATAACAGAGATCGCTCAGAAATTTACTCTTGAGAGACGCTTAGAGCTTGAAACGATCGCAGGTCAGATGCTTGCATAATCAAATAACTCCGGGGCTTCGACCCCGGAAATATTGAGGAGGAACGATCCATGGAAAAAATGGAAAAGATAATAAACAAAATTAAAAACCTGTTTGATCTTGCAAACAATAACCCCAATGAAAATGAGGCTCTGGCTGCCGCACTTAAAGCTCAGGAGCTTATGGCAAAGTATAATATTCAGTTGGAGCAGGTTGAGGGAAAATCTGTAGAATCACGCGCGATCGTAACCGAAGTCTATAAGCAGACCGGTAAGCACGAGATGAAAAGCTGGAAGTATGGCCTTGCGGGCATCATCGCTAAAAATTTCAGATGCAAAACATTTTGCTATGGTTCAGACATTGCATTCTATGGATATAAGGAAGATGCTAAGATCGCACTTCAGGTCTTTACATATCTCTATGGAGTAGGCAATAAATTTGCAGTAAAATATTATAACAACTGCAAGAAAAACGGCTTGCCTACCAGAGGTGCCATGAATACTTACCTCATGGGATTTAGAGCAGGAATAAAGTCGGTTCTCGAAAAACAGTGCACAGCACTTATGATCGTGGTTCCAGAAGAAGTTTCCAAAAAATATGACGTTATAGTTGCGGACGCGCGCAAAGTAACTCACCGCATGAACAATAACGGTGATAACCACGCGTATGACACAGGAAAAAGAGACGGCAGAGACGCCGCTCAGGCAAGATCCCTTGAGGAGAAATCTGCATGAAAAAGAAAGCCCTTGCGATAATGCTCCTGATATTGTCTATTCCAAGGACACAGAGAGTCCTAGCAGAAGAGGTGACGGTCAGCAACAACGAGATTGTGGGAACTGTATCAATGTGTACGGTTGAGACTATCGAAAGACCTGAGCCGCTGTTCGGTAAGTTCACAGAGCGAGAGATTGATCTAATGGCACAGCTTGTATGGCATGAGGCAGGCAATCAGGACATGGTTGGCAAGATGCTTGTGGCTGATACGGTGCTAAATCGCATGGAGAGCGATCGATTCCCGAACACGGTTGAAGAGGTTATCTTTCAGAAGGGACAGTACACTACAGCAAAGGCCCTGGGCAGGGTTGAGCCAACTATTGAGTGTTACGGAGCTGTCCTCTCAGAGATAGACGGAGAGCGGTATAACACTGAGGTTCTTTTCTTTGGCAGAGGGTATGGCTGTGGTAAGCCCTTATTTCAACATCAAGACCATTGTTTTTCAGGCCTGTAATTTACACGATCCGGTGGCGGAATAGGTAGACGCTAACTGTCGGTCATAGATGATGGAAGTACCGAGTTTAATATCATCATGTAAGGTGCAAATCCTTACCCGGATCATTAAAAAGAGGAATGAAGTATGACAAGAGAAGAAACAAAAAAGCGTTTTCAATCATGGTGTCAAGGATATATAGGTAACAACGCATCTGACGAAGATTACCAAATGTTTAATAACATTATGGCTTTGTTGGAGCAAGAGCCAAAGTCTGAATGGCAACACGACCATGAAATCTTAAAAGCCTATTCAGATGGTGCTAATGAGGTTCTTGACAAGATAAGAGCCGAGATAATGCAATTAGATTATGATACAG